CACAATATCGAGATGCCGCGTCTGCGACTCGCGGAGAAAGAAACGCGTCATGGTTCTTTACGTAATAATCGATTTGTTCACTCATTTAATGAACTGAAGTTGCCCTTCTTGACAAACTCGATTTTATCTTCGAACTTACCGTCAAGCAACTCTCCTTTGTGAGAGATTACATATGTATTAGTATCACCGTCCAATGTATCTAGGATACTAGTAAGATTGTCAATACCCTCTACGTCCAGAGAAGAGTCAAACGTCTCATCAAGTATCAGTAGGTTGGTCGCCACAGAGTTCTTCATCTTCGCAACCTGTCTCCACGTAAACAATAACGCGAGGTCAATACGTTGTTTCTCGCCTTCAGAGAATGAGTCGTACGAGAACGCATCACGATGTCGTGACCGTATGGTCTCCTTGAACTGTTCATCTAAATTGAACGACACAAAGAAGTCTAGAACCTGTAGGTATTTGTTGACCAACTGATTGATGACAGGGAGATACTCTTTCACAATCTTAGTCTTGATACCAGTGTCTTTCAACAACTCTGTGATAACCATACTGTACGCAACCTGTTCAGCGAGATCTCCCTTGATCTCACGTAGTATTTCGCGATCATCATTCTGATTCATTAGAGTCTGACGTTCTTCTGCGATATCAGTGGTGGTCTCATCCTGTTTCGCTAGGTACTGTTGTATGTTGGTTATTTGTTTTTGTAACGTATCGATCTCTATCTGTTTTCGATCGTACTCAGATACCAAGTCCTGTAACTTCTTTGTCTCCTCGACTACGCCCACCATTCGTTCGTTGAGTCTGGTGAGTTCTTCGGAGGCTTTGGATCTTGCGTCGACGAATCCGGAGTGTTTGGTTTCTGCTTCGGATATCTTTTTTTCTTTGAAGGTAGTTTCGATCCCCTGTTCACAGGTGGGACAATTGGAGTTATCTTCATAGAACTTCTTCTCCTTCTCCAGATCCTTCAGTTTAGAGTTGAAGGTCTTATCGTATTGTTTAATCTGAATGATCAGACTATTACACGAGTCGTGTTCCATCTTGAGTTGATCCAAACCACCCGCGGCGATTGGACGCATAGTAGATCGAATGTCACCAATCTGACTGGTCAGTGATTCAATGTCAGATAGTTTCTCTTCACGATGGTCACGCTTGTTCTTCTCCAGACTCTCAACATACTTCTTCTGTGTCCGGATCTTGTACTCTAGGTTCTCTAGATCTGATTGGTTCGCACGTACCTTCTCTTTGATGACAGAGAACTTCTCCTTGAGGATAATGTTCATCTTAGAGAATACGTTGATATCAAGCAGATCTTCGATCACCTCACGTCGATGGTTCGCAGGTAACTGCATGAACGGCACAAACGAACTACTACCCAGTACAATGATCTGGTGAAAAGACTTGTGGTTTAGTTTCAGAATGTTTTGTTCAAGTACCTTCTGATACTCTTTACTATGAGAGTCTTGATTGATGACCTTGTCGTCTCGCCAGATCTCAAACTTAGTTGGTTTGATACCACGCACAACCTTGTACTCACAACCAAGTGCGTTGAACTCTACCTCAACATGACAGTTCTTGTTATTGACACTATTGACCAGTTGACCCTTAGATACGGATCGGTGTGCCTTACCAAACAATGCGAAAGATAGTGCGTCCAACATAGTAGACTTACCCGCACCATTCTGACCCACTACTAGAGTAGAAGCAGATTTGTTGAGATCTATTTGAGTGAACGAATCACCAGTACTAAGAAAGTTCTTGTACTTTAACGATTTGAATATAATCATACGAGTTCGAGCGTCTGCGCCTCTACCATGAGTTCACGCACCATCCCCTTGATGGTGTCTTTGTTTAACGGTGTATCTACCGCATTTATATAAGTATACAACAAATCTTCCGTACTGTCAACTGATATTTGATTGTCACTCACAGAACCACCAGTAAACTCTTCAAAGTTCTCTGCGATCTTGAGTTCGTGTATCTTACGAGAGTTGATCCTATCTACGAATGCATCGAACAACTTAGGATCAGACTTATTGACCACGATCAACTTGACGAACTTATCGTCTAGGTGTCGTATGTCTGTAAGCATAGGATTCTTCTCTTGATCGTTGTAGTAGATCTTCTCGAACAATCTCTCGGTGTTGACTACGGGGGTGACCTCACGAGTGTCTGTGTCTAGGATGTGGAAGTGCTTGGGGTCATGTGCATCACTCCAGAAGAACTCCATCTGAGAACCAAGGTAGTGTATGTTACCACTCTGTGACTTGGTGTGGAAGTGTCCGGAGAGAACCAAATCAAAACGATTGAATGCAGATGCCCTCATACCATGAGTACAGGGAATACCCGCAGACATCTCGAACCCTTCTAACTCAAGGTGTGCGAGTGCACTCAGGTCATTAGTATTCTTGTAGAACACGTCATGGTTGCCGGGAATGATATCCATGTGGATCTTGTACTCACGCAACTTCTCCAAAAAGATCTTCCGGTTATGTTCCAACGCACGGAAGTTGATGAACTTACGGTTGTCGTAGTAGTCACCAAGGTGTAGTATCTTTGTGATACCGTTCTCACGTAGGTACGGGAAGAACACATCACGATAGAAACGTTCTTGATAGTCCATCATCACGTCAGATGAGTTACGGATACCACAGTGAGTGTCATTCAGTATTGCAATCTTCATTAATTAGTTACTCGCGAGTTGTACAACTATTATGAATAGTAACATATTTGTTACAAACAATTCAAGCGCTAATATAGTATGATACCATACCCACCTTGTCTTGTACGCATTTTCCAAACTAATCTCTTCGGGATCAGGATCACTGTTGGGATTAGCGACTCTTTTCATAGTATCCCATATGCGTCGAGACTCTGCTCGAGCTTGGTCTAACGATTTCATACATCATCCTCTTCTCCAAGGAAATCTGACAGATCGGAATCGACACGTCTACGTCGACGTTTGCGTATCTCTTTCGCATATACCTTAATCTTTTGGTCAGTATCCTTTACTTCATCAATACGATCACGTAGACTGTCAACAAACATTTGTGTCTGACGTACCGCCTCTTCATTGTCGCCATCAAGGATTAACGAAGATATATCACTCTCCGCAAGAAACTTCATCTTGATGTCTTGTTGTTTTTTCTCTTTCTGAATCCTACGCAGAAACGCATACCATGCAATCTGTGTGAAGTATGCAAATGCGTTGGGTGCCTTAGTTCGCGTTGCCTTTGTGATGTCGTAGTTGTCTATTGCCTTGAGACAGTTCTCCACTGCGTCCATCACCATTTCTTCTCTATAGGTGTAACGCACGAAGTTTGCTCGGTGAGACAATCCCTCCGCGATCTTGAGAAAACATCGAGCAATATAGTCAGTCACGACAGGTCGTGGTTCGCCTTCAGCAGACTTTTCTGTTGCATCTTTAACGTAGTCGACAACCGCTAATGAGAACTCTGCGTTGTTTACGTAATGCGGTTTGTCTTTCGGTTTCATAGTCATCTCCAATTTGATTTAATACACTATAACAAAACTACTACTGTTTGTCAATCCCTATCGACAACTCTTCGTCTCAAATCAGAAGTAGAAAATCTATGATCTCTTTTATTGAAGTATATCTCTATACCTCTGCTTGCACATATGGCACGTCCTGTAAATGTGCCTGACTTGTACTCTGATCCTATGATCCGGACATCGATCTGTAATGCGGATAGGATATCCTCTAGATCTTGTTCGGTGACGTAAGGTATGATCTCGTTGACGTACTGCACCGCATTTAACTGTGTGTAACGTTCTACGACGGTTTGGATAGGTTGGTTTTTCTCCGGTCGATCTAGACTAGGATCTACCTGTAGTCCACATATAAGGTAGTCACATTGAGTCTTTGCCTCTCTCAACATGGCGATGTGACCTGCATGTAACAGATCGAATGCACTGCATGTAAATCCTATTTTCATAAAAAATCACTTGACATATTGTAAAAGAAATGTTACCCTAAAGCTGTTCAGCGCCCCAGAGTGAATACTTCGATTAGTGAAGTACTTTGTTTGGGTCTGGGAACTGCAAAACATTGTTATAATCTGAGTCCGTTATATGAGTGCTAACCGCTGTTAATTTCTCAAGTGCACTGGCCAAAGATCTTGCATCTTCTTCATTACGTTGTCTCAATCGCACGTTTCTCTGTTTACCCGTCTGGTGCATCTCATCCACCGCATCTATATATTCCTTAGAGAACATAGGAGAAGGTTTACTAGTACCGACAATATGATCAGTATTGACAACCATGATATCGAGATAATTCTCTTGCATGGTCATCCAAGGACGTAGTCCATAGATCTGATCTTCATCTTCAGTCCAACTAATAGTTAACATCATTGCGTTGCGTACAATCAGTTCGTTACTTTCAGCAGAAGGCCACTCTATGACCTCACAGACCATCTCCTCACCGGATGCCATTCTTACTTGTAAAAAGTTCTTCTCTGAAAATATCATATGGGCACCTGTGTAATCTTAAAAGGGAAACGTTCCCTACTATATATCTTAACTCTTTCAGCGCTGTGCAGAAGAGTAAAGTTCTTCTTAGACTTGATATGTAGATCATCTGCAATGTCATACAACCTTGTAGTACTACCATCGTCTGATATTCTTAGTCCTCTTCCGATTGATTGTAAGACTCGAATCTGAGACTTGGACGGAGAAGCAAATACAATGTTATGAATATTTTTAATGTTAATACCAGTAGAGAACGTACCAAGAGAGGCCAGAATAATACTATTCTTTTGCTTATCGACAATATTACGTATCTGTTCTCGGTCTGAGGTTTTGGTTTCTCCTGATACGAAAAAGAATCTCTGTCCATCTTTTAACTTGTCCTCAATTAGAGGCCGTAAAACCTTGCCGTGTTTGTCCACAAGGTTAAACAAAACAAGAGTGTTACCCTCCAGAGATGCTGAAAGGTTGGCGATAAAGTTATTTCGTTTCTCATATCCAACGATAAAGTCGATTTCATCTTGATATGTCCTTCCGTCTGTAAGTTGACAGAGTTCGCGTTTATATTTTAGTAGTATAATATCTATATCTAACTTAGCGAGGTGTTTATCCTCTTGCAACTTCGCGGTG